CCACGACTCGCACAAAGAAGGCCGTGACCACCAGTAAGGGCAAGGGCGACAGTGAAGAAGATTTGGATAAGTTGTTTGACGAGGATGACTAATGCCTAGCAATCGACGAAAAGCCGGAACGGGCGAATGGGATGTTCCTGATCGCCCATTAGGGGGGGTAAAACACGTGTTCTTTAAGTGCACAAACTGTTGCCGCCCTTTGTTTGAAGGAGAACTGGGAGGAGGCTCCCATATTGAAGTGCTATGCCACTATTGCAATACAAAGAGCCAATTCCTGAAACCGCAGTAGTAGAAGAAAACGCTTGGCTGCCAGAGGACCAATGAGACCGCGTGTTTGCCAGCACAACGAAGAAAGGTAGGAGACGATGGCAGTCAACACAACAGGAGACATCTCCGAGAGAGTAGGAGTCAAATGCGTGAAGCGTCTTTTGCGCGTTGGGCAACCCCTGCTTGTCACTCAGCGCTTTGCGCAGATGGATACGCAGCCCCAGAACAGCGGTAAGGTCCGCAAGTGGCGCCGGTACCACAGCTTTGCTGTGACGACCGCACCGATGGCCGAAGGCGTTACACCCGCCGGTCACGGGATGCCCTTCACCGATTACGTTGCAACCTTGCAGCAGTTCGGTGATGTGGTTGAACTCACGGACATCGTTGCCGACACCCACGAGGATCCGATCCTCCAGGAGATGATCGACAAGAGCGGCGAGCAGTTCGCCAAGGTAATCGAGGCAATCACGATCGACACGCTCAAGGGCGGATCGAACGTATTCTACGCTTCTGGCGTAGCGTCCCGATCCCTGGTCAATGCGCCGCCTAAGCGCAGCGACATCCACCTGATCACCCGCGCATTCAACCGTGCCAACGCAACGCCGATTTCTCGGATGATTGCACCGTCGGAGAAGATCTCCACGGCTGGTATTCTGCCTGGCTTCTACGCCATGGGCAGCACGGACCTGGATGCGGACATTCGCGCCATGACTGGCTTTGAGTCGGTCGTGTCCTATGCGAATCCCGGGCAGGCAACGGCTGGTGAAATGGGAGCAGTGCTCCACGTTCGTTTCATCCTGACGCCGAACTTCGAGCCGTGGGAAGCTGCTGGTGCGTCCGGCACAACGTACCTCTCGAGTGGTACGCCTCCCGCAAGCTCGCTCGCATGCGACGTGTACCCGCTCCTCGTAGTGGCTCGCGATGCATACGCTTGTGTCCGCCTGCAGGGACGCAAGGCCGTGAACATCATGGTTCTGAATCCGAACACACCTCGCGGCGGTGACCCCTCCGGTCAGCGTGGCTCGGTTGCTTGGAAGACCATGTACGCGTGCGCGATCACCAACGAGCAGTGGATTGCGCGTCTTGAGTGCGCTTGCACAGCGAACCCGAGCTAGAAGTAATTGGCGGGCCATGCCCCTCACGGTGAGGGGCTAGCCCACTGTTTCAACAGCAAGAAGAAGGAGACTTCAATATGAAGTGCGTAAGAGGAACATTCAACGGAACCGGAGCAGCTCTCTACATCGGTTGCGGATTCATCCCTACCCGGGTGGAAGTCCGTGCCGTGGGTGATGCTGGTGGTCTCAACCCCCGCGTGAAATGGTCGTCCAATGACCGTGTCGCAGCGCAGGCCGAAGGTGTCCTGGACACCGATATGGCAACGCAGGCAGTCCAGCTCGCAGCAGGCGAAGGCATTTCTGCCTATGCCGGCGGCGACATTCTGACGGCAGCCTTGCAGACCGACACCACGTACGGCGGCGGAATCTATCTCGTCCGTGACGAGAAGGACTACCGCTATGGTACGAACGCCATGCCAGGCCCGAATGGTGGAAGCGGCGATGCCGTGGCGACCACGATCGACACCTGGACGCTGGATACGTCGGCGAACCGTACGGGTCACTTCAACGAAGACGTGACCGGAACGTACATCGGTGCAGGAAGCAAGATCACGATCGAGACTGGCTACGGCAAGCTCAAGATCCACGAAGATCTCTTCATCGAAGCCCTGACCGCAACGCAGGGCGAAGCAGCGGACGAGGTCACCCTCAACCGCGCAGTTGGAGCCGGTCGCGTGCGCAAGATTACAGGAATGTATGACTTTGCCCCGCAGGCCGTGGGACAGATCATCCTTCCCGGGTTCAAGATCAGCGCAACGACCCACATCAACGTCGATGGCGAGATGCAGGAGTTTGTAGCCTACCTCGACGACGAGTAGCCGACAGACCCCGCAAACCTTTGGCGGGGAGTCCACAACGGGCTCCCCGCTTTTAACCACACCCCAACAAGGGGTAACACAGGAGCAACAGCCCATGAGCACCGCCCAACCAATGACATTGGCCCCAGACGGAACCCCGTTCCAGAGCAAGAAGGCGGCCGACGCCTACATCAAGCAGAAAGAGCTTGATCCCAAACACTTCGAAGCGTTCAAGCATCAAGGCGGATGGGTTGTCTTCAACCTGGACGTTCTCCCTAATGGGATGGTTGAGACGCTGAGAAAAGCGGCGACCGCGATGCCGTCCAAGAAGGATGCCGCCCCGAAGATGGAGTACTTCAAGGTCATCTTCCAGGCGAAGACCAATCCGAACGACGAGAACGATGTACCGCTCTCGCTGAACGGAACCACCATTTTATTAAAGCGCGACACCGTGGTAATTCTCCCGAAGAGTTATCTGGAAGTCGCTGACCACACTGTCAAGAACCAGTACGAGCAGAAGCCAGGCCATGACCGCAAGATTGTCGGCAAGGTCCGCAAGTTCATGTATCAAGTTGTTGGTCCGGCCACAGAGGCCGAATTCCTTGAGTTTAAGAAGTCCGGAAACGCACTTCGAGATAAGGAGCTGGAAGCTCGCGAACACGCGAACGACTAAGTTCTATTAGACGGAAAGAGGGCAACCCCGATGGCGCGTATAGCAGACTTTAGCGATATGTTTAAGTACGCTCATGCGGAGCTGCCGGGTTGCCCTCAGCCCCTTTTCAACCAGCACATCATCCAAGCGGGACGACTCTTTTGCGAGAAGTCGCGCGTTTGGCGTGAAGATCTCGACTCCTACGATCTTGAGGAGGACGAGAAAGAGTACACGCTGAGCCCCATCGTCGACAGCGTCACGTACGCCGCTCGCATTGAGGCTATTGTCGAAGTCCGGTGGAATTCCGAGGATGGGGTGACCAACGGCGACGATGGCACCCTACAGAACTGGCGTACCTACGGGCTTAACCCGAACACCAACGTCCTCACATTCGAAACCGCTCCCTCTGATGATGTGACTGACGGGCTGGATGTGAAGGTCATCCTAGTCCCGCATTTGGACGCCACGGACATGAACGACTGGGTTCTGAATCTCTATGCCGAACCGATTCTGGCCGGCGCCCTGACCACACTGAAACTCATTCCCAAGACCGAGTGGTATGACCCACCCGGAGCCGACAGGAACGCAAGGATATTCCGGAACGGAGTGGCCAAAGCCAAAGCCGACATTGCCAGGCAATATCGTGACGGAAGCGTAGGAGGTAGCGCATGACCGTCCAGGATATCATCGACGACGCACGACCATTACTCGGGGATACAGTGAGCCCATACCAGTTCCTGGATGCTCACTTCTATGACCCCATCAACAAGGGTGTCCGGAGTCTGGCCACATCCCAGCCGCATTCTCTGTACGTGACGACCGTAACAACCGATCTGCCGGCAGACGTAACGGCAGTGGGCGATACCGTTCTGATAATCGACGAGATGCGGAATACCCTTGTTGGACTCGTTGTCGCACACCTACAGGCCGAAGCTTCCCCCGTACAAGGAGAACCTACAACATGAGATATCTTCACATCACGTTTGCACTGATCGTAGCCATTGCCGTCACAACCATGACCGCGGTGGCTTTGTCGCCTCACGAGAATGTAGGGGCTTTTACCGCAACCTCTGGCGAAGCCGACTGGGATGCATTCGAATGGGTATGGTCATCCCGGACAGAGAAGATCGACGCAGGGTTCTCCTTTGATATCTCTGAGGGCAGCGTTGTGTTGCGGCTATTTCAGGAAGAGGGAGGAGCCATTACTCTCGAAGCCGAAATGACGGAAGTATCGGCCACAAATGCTATTGTCACCATCCCGAGCACCAATATTCCTGTGTGGGCCATCTACAAGGCTGAGATCTGCCAGATTGAGGAGACGGACCCCGTACAGTACAAAACGCTTGCCCGGGGAACGATTGCCAGGGAGTGGAGCGCGTGGGATACCACCAACTTCATCGGAGACACAGCATCGGTACAGTTGAGTTTCAGCTACGATACCAACAGCGCAGCTCAGTGGAACGCGGCATGGACATGGGTAAACACCTACAGCAACGTGACGCCGACATATTCATGGGTATCAACCTATGTGAGCACGACCGCTGTAACCGTTGCAGCTTCGAATCTTCTTTACTACACACTCACAACCGACTATACGGACACGGTGTTCAAGGCGGACGCGGCCCACGGGTGGGGCGACCATGGCGGGGAAGGGTATTTGACCGCCGAAACGGACCCAGTTTGGACCAACGCGCAGGCAACGGGGTTTACGATGGGGGCACCTATAAACATGGGGAATCAGCACATCACGAACGCCCTATCGTTGCGCGGCGGATCTGGGGCTGTTGTTCAATTTGCTGGTCCTAATATCATCCTGACATGCACGGCGTTGTCAATGGCGAATTCCAAGATCGTCAATGCGTCTGACGGATCATACACAGGCGCACTTGCGACGGTTGATTATATTCTGGATTATGTCAAGTTCTATGCCATCGAGGCAGGGGCAGGGATCAACGTTTCTACGTCTACAGTCGGCAACGAGATCACCTATACTGTGGCAACCGAAGACTCTTACCAAGGCCCCCGCGAAGACCTCGGTACAACCAACGCC